GTACCGTTCCAGCGAATTGGAGGCCCTGTTCAAAAGACTTGAGAATGCCATCATCTGTCACCAGATGAAAAAGGCTGGCCAAGGGACTGAAGCTGATTTGGTTTTGTGGGCATCAGTTGGTTTGATTCCAAAGAAGGCGCAATGATCAGGCTTCCAGTACTCAAGGAGGAATTCATCCAAGCAAGGCTTGATGCCGTTGCGCTTGGAAAGCTGAACAGGAGCATTCTTGCAGGTGAGGGAAACCTTGCCGGATTTCTTGGGGAGTTGGCTGTCCACAGGTATTTCAAATATTTGGGAAGCAAAAGAAGCAACACATTCCATCACGATTTGAGGATTGGTAAACACCGTTTTGATGTTAAGACAAAACGCAGAACGGTGGAGCCTTTGCCAAATTATGTTGGAACGGTCCCAGCTTATTCAAAGCAAGATTGCCACGCATACATTTTTACTTCAGTCCACTTTCAGGGTGACATTCCCGTTTCAATAACCCTGTGCGGTTGGATGGAGTCCAAGTCTTTCAGGAGGGAAGCAACGCCAATCAAAAAGGGTGACAGGTGCGCCGAAAACAACTGGATCTGCTCAATGGACTGCTTTGATTTGGAATACAGCAAAATGAGGCCGATCATTGAGTTGGAGACTGACCTGATTTTTAGATGAAACCCCACGGGCAATCCCATACCCGGAAGCCCGTGGGGTTTGTGATCACCAAATGGGCAATAAGGTGATGACGCTAATTTATGCGTCATCACTCCAGTTAGTCAAGGAGGGATGATGAGTTGGATCAAGGTTCACCACGCAACACCCAATAAGCCGGAAATTGGCCTGTTGTCAAGAAAGCTAAAGATTTCAAGGGCAAGGGCATTCGGTGCGTGTGTTTGGATTTGGATATGGGCTGACCAAAACGCTGATGGCGATTTTGTTGTCAGTGGCAGCAAGGAGGATTTGGATGACCTTGTTTCTGTGCCGGGTGTCGCCGATGCCCTTGTCGAGGCAGGGTGGCTGGAAATCGCAGATGGCAAAATCTGCTTTCGCAACATTGACCGGCACCTATCAGGTACGGCAAAGAACAATGCGCTTGCAGCAAAACGCCAAGAAAAGTGGCGTAACGGTCAACCGTCACTAGACAAGACAAGACAAGACAATATTACTTCTTCTTCATTATTCAATGATGAAAGTCATTTAGTAAAGGAAGAAGGAAAAGAAGAAAGAAGGAATGACAGGAAAGGAAAGGAAGGGGGGATGCAAGGGGGGAAACCGGAATTCCCTGCTGAGTTGGACACCGATGAAATCAAAGGCCTTTGGATTGGTTGGATGGAATCAAGGTCAGCAACTTGGCCCAAAAGGCCATTTTCTGACCGTTCTGCTCAAATCGCCATCACCAAGCTTTTGCGTTGGGGTTATGAGAAGGCCAAGCTTGCCTTGGAGAACGCTGCCATTGGGGGTTGGCTTGGGCTTCATGAACCCGATGAACCTCCAGCAAAGTCTGGCATGAAGGCGATGGATGCCAACCGTACCTTGATTGGCCGTGTCGGGCAAATACCCGATGGTGACCCAATCCTTGCGTCGATGAAACGGGCCATCAAGCCAAATCCGGTTGACCCGTCAACAGGCTTGCTGTCTAAGGCCTTTAAAAATGCGTTTACTGAGCGATTGGAGGCCCGGATGGGGCAAGGGCCAATTCCGAATGAAAATCGATTAGGCGTGAAATTAGACCAACAGGAAGGGGAAGCGGAATGAGCATTCAGGAGCAGGTTCCTTTATGGCAAGAGGTTCATGTCAGGCTTTACTCCACACCCGGCGACAAATGGTGGGAGACATACGCAATCTGGACAAGATTGTTTGAGGCTGAGGGGTGGACAGATGAACAGGTGGTGAATGCCGTTTACAGGACAGCAAGAAGGGATGTTTTGCCCCGATTTGCCCCTGAGCACCTTCAGGCAATCCGTGAGGAACTGCGGATGATGTTCAAGGAGCAGTCTGACCTGAGGCGCAAGCAGGCCGATGAGGTTGGTTGTGACGCTTGTTCAGGTACGGGTTGGATTTGCGATTTGCCTCACCCTGAGCATGTCGTTGAGGGAAGGTGGATGCAAAATCTTGGAATGTACTACACCGTGGCGGTTTGCTGCTTTTGCATGAAGGGGCAAGGAATCAAGGCCTTTGTCACGGCTCACTGGGCAAAACAGCCCGTGCGTGAGGGTGAATCGCCAATGTGCTGGGACTCATACACCAAGAGAAATCCCGAATACAAAGCACAAATAGATGTTCGTGAGAGTTTGAGGCAGGCTGAAAGGGAATCAAACCGCAACAAGGCAGCTTCATCTAATGACGAAACAAAGAAAAGACTTCACGAGATCATGGCCAAGATTGGGGGTATGCGGAAATGAAATTGACAAAAAAGCAAAGCAAGCTGGTTGAAAAGAACATTGGGGTTGCTTATTGGTTTTGCGGAAAGCGCAAGATTCCCTACGGGTTTACAATCGATGAGCTTGTTAGTGAATACTTGGAAACTGTGTGTATTGCAGCAACAAAATGGATACCCGGTGATGGGCGAACATTTCAGAATTTCGCCATTCACGCCATGTCATTTAGGTGGTCCGAACTGGTCAGGAGGAGCAGGACAAAAAAGCGTGGCGGTGATGTTTTATTGCAAAGCCTTGACAAGGAGTGGGAGGATGGAACCTTATCAGAGCATGAGAATTTAGGAATTTTTCAGATTGACCACATTGAAAAGATGGAGGAGCACAACGCTGTTGCCGATGCTTTGAAAACCTTGGACCGGCAAGAAAGGGCTGTTTTTAAGGCAAAAATGAAAGGCCTTACCTTCAAGGAGATGGAAAAGCAGCTTTCAAGGAGGAAGGAAAGGCTGAGGCAGGTTTACAGTGAGGTTGAGCAGAAGGTGAGAAGATTTGTGTTGCGCCGGTTTGCTTGACGGGTTATGGTTGTTGCGTCTTGTACTTCAGGAGGAAGCATGAAAAAGACTTTGATTGCGATTTGCCTTGCCGGGTTGTTTGCCGGGCATTCAGATGCCGGGGTGTTTAGGAAAAAGGCTGCTGTCTGCGTGTCTGGGCAATGCCCAACGCAAACAACCGCCAAGGTGGAATCCAAGACGGTGACCACCACCCAAACAACCACGACAAGCAACACGAGCACCGCAGCAGGCGTGGCCAATTTGATTGTTGTCACCGGACGATTTCGCCATTGGGGTGGCTACAGCGGATTTGAGGGAATTGGCATGGGGGCAACCCCTGAGGCAGCAGAGTCGAATTGTTGCTACCGCAACCGATTTGTGCCCCGTGACCGGGCATTCGCAAGGATGGGCAACGGAATGTGGGTATGTGTTTGCCGTTATTGATGCCTGACAACCGGGTCAGCCAGTAAACTTTTGAGCCTGCCGGGTCAAATCCGGCAGGCTTTTTATTTGGAGGGTAGGATGGAAAAAATTGACATATTTGTTGAACATTACAAAAGCTTAATAAATGAATTGGTAAGGCTGAAAAAAGAAGTAGAAAAGCTGAGGAAAAAAAATGATGATCTTGAGTCCATAATAGACTGCTATGAAAGTGAGGAAATGCGATGGTAAGTCATTTATATTTGTGTAGCACTGAGTTCCGTGGTAACACGGTTTGGACTGCAACAATATGCCAAAACTGGTTGTTTCAATTGACTTGCCCCTTCCCCCAAGCGTCAACCATCTGTGGGGATTTGGCAACAGGCGATGCTACCCCAAGAAGCAATACAAGCAATGGATCGTGAACGCCAAGGCTTGCGAAATGGTTCAGGAGTGCAGGCCACCTAAAAATCGCAATGACAGCAGAAAAGTTGAAATTGCAATTCAAGTGTTTCCCGGCAAGGGATTTCGCTGGAATCGTGACGGAAGCAACATGATCAAGGCTCTGGAAGATTGGCTGGTCAACAACGGTTACATCAAGGATGATTCATTTCAGTTTGTCAGGGAAACAAAGGTGTTCTTGTCCAATCAGCAGGTGCCAGAAAGCTTTGTTAGGGTTACAGTGACGCAATAACAAGGAGTTTGCCATGCCGTTTGCTAAAATTGACACAATAACATCCGGTGATAACACGATTGTCACGGCAGTACCCGGTCGCAAGATCAGGCTCATAAATTACACGGCAATCGCAACAGGTGCCGTTGCTATTCGCTGGAAATCCGGTGCTTCAACCAATCTTTCAGGGGCAATGTCCCTTGCAGCCAACGGTGGTGCTGCTCCCAGCGGATCAGGCCAATCCCCAGCTGGACTTATTGGTCTTCTTGAAACCAATTCCGGTGAGGCTTTGGTCTTGAACTTGGGTGGTGCGGTTCAAGTGTCCGGCCATCTGACCTATCAGGTGATTTAATGGCATTTCCATCACCCCGTGCGTTCCTTGGGTTCTTGAAATCCGTATTCACCGGCTATGTGCGGGGTGATGGCAACCTGCTTGTTTCTGCTGGAAAAGCTTTGCAAAAGCTTGGAAGACGGATGATGCGGGTTGCTCAACCCGGGCCCGGTGGGTTTCAGCCACAAATCAAGATTGAAAGGCCTTTTCAGCCACAAGCACCACATCCGGGTGTTCCCCCAAAGCCAATTCCGCCATCAAGACCAAAACCATATACTGGTGGACCCGGTCCAAGAACATTTGTGTCCAAACCTCTTGCTGCAGGAGGAATTGCTCCAGAATACACGGATGGGCTTGATAATCCCGTTGTGTCAAGCTGGATTGCCGGGATCAACTTCCGGCCAAAGGGTGGCCGGGCAGAAATAGTTTCCCAGCCAATGGGCAGTAGGCTTGGGACAAATGTGGGAATGCGTGACTACCTTTTCAAGAAAGGCGACCTGACAATGGTCACCGAAAATGCTTCAAAGAACAATTCTGATGGCAGGTACACCTACCCTAATGTTCCAAGGAAAGTCATGAATGACTTTCTTATGTCACCATCCAAGGGCAGGTTTTATTGGTGGGGATACAATGGATCCAAGGCACTGCGTGCCTATTCCAACCGTGCCAAGATTGGAAAAAGGTTGAAACGAAAGGGCTCATACCTGAGAAGAAATCCTGTCAGCCCGCACAGGATTAAGAAAAGTAAAGCCAAAAGGTCATTCTAATGCTTGACGCATACACGCCTTACCCAGCAAACCCTGAGGTTGGAACAACTGATTGGCTAAATGAGGCCCATTGCGCCTATTTTGAAGGGAATTATCAAAGGGCCAATGTAGCAGCAATTCTTTTTCATGCTGAGTCAGTTGATGCATTACGGTTATTGCTGGTGGAAGGCGCACTGGCGAACACGGAAGTGCCAATCAACATTAAACCAATGACCGATGGGATGGTTGGAGGCTAGCAATGATCCAATTTAGCGAAACCATGCTCAAAAGATGTTTGCAAAACTGCATTACAACTTTGCAGGGAATTCTTGAGTCAGGTGATGAAAAAAACAAGATTGAGGCATCTGTACAGCTTGCTCACTTGATAATGAATATCCATAGGCTGAAGATGGAAGAAGAAAACCAGCAGATGCTGGATGATTCGGATGACAACATTGAAGGTGAGGAATGGAAGTCATGAAGATCAAAGACCGAATCAAGGAATTGCGCCGGGTGAAGGCATCTGAAATCCTTCCCAATCCCAAGAACTGGCGGACGCACGGCAAAGACCAATCGGATGCCCTCAAGGGTGTCCTTGCGGAAATAGGGTTTGCCAATGCCGTTCTTGCCCGGGAAACCAAGGAAGGCTTGATGTTGGTCGATGGCCATCTCAGGACGGAAACAGCAGGTGATACGCTAATTCCCGTGTTGGTTCTTGATGTCAATGAGGATGAGGCTGACAAGCTGCTTTTGACCCTTGACCCTTTGGCCAGCATGGCCGGAACCAACGCCAAGGCCTTGGAGGAGCTGCTGGACAATGTCCGCACAGACAATTTTGCTGTCAGCTCAATGCTTGCTCAGCTGCGTGAGCAAACTGTCAACTTCAACGAAATCGACAATCTGACCAACAAAGACGGCACGGAAACAATTCTCAAGTCCAAGGATGACTATGAGTCAGCGACCATACGGCAGATGGTCCTGACCTTCAACAATGACCAATACGAAATGGTGATTGAGGCTTTTGCTGAGTATTGTGAGAAGAATGGCCTGTCAAGCAACACGGAAGCCGTTGTAAATCTTCTCCATGAGCAGGGGTATCATGTTAATCCACGCCAAACTGAAACCGATTGATTTTGACAAGTACAAAGGGAAATCCGCCAGCGAAGACGATTGCAAGCAGCTAATTGATTATGACGCTGAAATCTATGTAAACGGCAAGCTGGCGATTGCCTACAAGCATCACCTTGATGACCCCGTTCTTGAAACGCTAAGGTCAAGCATGGTCAAGGTGCCCTACACCGTCTCCAACCGATCATCCGGCATGAGGTCAACCAGCAGAATATTTGGCTATGCTCCAAGGCTTGCGATCAAGAATCAGCCATGCCGGGTTACAAGCCTTGCGTATGACAGCCCATCAGAACACAAGGTGCTTTGCCAGACGGCAAAGGTTGTTGAGGGATATTACCGCCAAGTCAATCCAAGCCTTTATGAGCGACACTCATCACTCAGCAATCAAAATCTTGACGGGAATTGGAAGCTTGAGGAAACATGCTTCACCTCTGGAATTGCCAATGACTGCAACCCGCTCAAATACCATTTTGACTCAGGAAATTATGTTG